GCTGCTCGTAAAGAAAAGCCAGTGCGTGAGGCCTTTTACTTAGTGGGAGGCGGCATGAAGTTCACCAGTGACCGGCGTAACGAGTGGCTAAAGCTTGTAGAGGCCGGGGCAACGCAGGACGACGCTAACCGTCAAGTCAAAGTGAGCACTGCAACGGTGTGGCGTTGGTTGAAAGCTGGCCGTGAAGCAACTGAGGGCCCGCAGTTTGAGTTCGCCCAGGCGGTTGATGCGCTTGTCAAGCGAAAGCCTAAGCCGCGTCCAGCTCAGCTTGTGACTCAGCAGCGCACTGGGCGGCTAAGTGAAGCGGATTTGGTGATGTTGTTGGAGGAAGCAGCTACGGACTTGAACGTGCAAGCAATCCGCTTGTTACTTGAGCGACCGTGGGAGCCAGGGGATGAAGAACAAACAAAGCAAGGCCCGTCGATCTTCGACGAGCTTGCAGCACTCCGAGTCAGCAAGACTGCGGGTTGACGTTTTTGCAAAGTTCTGTGAGCAGTTGTTGGTCACTGAGAATGGTGGCCCGCTTGTGCTTGAGGATTGGCAACGAAGCGTCATTCTGGACTTGTTCGATGGTGCGCAAGAGTCAGTAATTCTGCTCCCGAAAGGGAACGGCAAAACAACGATGATGGGCGCATTGAGCCTGTTCCATCTTGTGACGACCGAGGACGCCCGGTGTTACATCGCTGCAGCATCACGCGATCAGGCAACGTTGATGTACCAGCACGCTGCTGGGTTCGTGAAACGCAACCCCAGCCTGCAGGAACTAATCCTTGTCAGGGACGGCTACAGGGAACTCAGGTCAAAAACGGACACTGGCTTCGTCAAGGTCTTGGCCTCAGACGCGAACACAGCTGACGGCGTTGGCGGCACCTTGTGTTTCGTTGACGAGCTGCACCGGCACAAGTCCCCAGCGCTTTATCAAGTGTTCAGGGACGGGTTGGGTAAGCGCAACGGATCAATGGTCACGATCAGCACGGCTGGCGCTGATTTGGAAGGCCCACTCGGGAAGTTGAGGACTCGTGCTCACCAGTTGGAGGATCGAGTCACGGTTGGGTTTCATTTTCGGGCTCGTAGCAATGATGGTTCGTTCGTTGCTCATGAGTGGTGCGTGCCGGAGGGTGAGGACACGGACAACATTGAGCTTGTCAAGCAGGCGAACCCGTCGAGCTTCGTAACCGTTGATGATCTCCGCAGGCGCAGGGAGTCACCGTCAACGCACGAACGGGACTGGTTGCGGTTCGCGTGTAATCAGTGGGTTGTCAGCATGGACGATGCTTGGCTCGAACCGGGTAAGTGGGACACGCTTTATGAAACTGGCGCGTTCGTTCCAGACGAAGCCGAGGTTTGGGTTGGCGTGGACATTGGATTGCGGCACGACACTTCAGCCGTAACCGTGATCCATAAGCGCGATGACGAAAAGTGGGTTGTTGAGGCACGGATTTGGACTCCACCGGAGGGCGGCGAAGTTTCGCTTGCTGAGGTCGAGGGGCACATCATGGACTTGCACAACAAGTTCAATGTGCGCGGCGTCGTTTATGACCGTTGGGCTTTCAGTCGCAGCGCCCAGGAATTGGAAGCCAGGGGCGCTTATTGCATTGAGTTCCCCATGACTAACGAGCGTACGGTTCCGGCTTGTAGCCGGTTGCTTGAGGCAATCAACCGGGGCGAGCTGGTGCATAACGGCAATACGGAGCTTGAGGCTCATGTGCAGGCCGGGACAGTGAAGATGACTGAGCGTGGCGCTCGCATCACGAAGGGCAAACCTTCGCAGGGCGGCAAGAAAATTGACGCACTGATTGCGTTGCTGCTGGCGTTCACGGTGGCGAATGACAGTGACGGTGGCAACGAGAGCATTTATGAGCAGCGTGATCTCGTCACGCTCTAACGAAGGGAAACGTCTTGGGACTGTTTGACCGTTGGACAGCGCGCAGCGCAGTCCCAGTCGAGTTCGTCAACGATGAAACCTTGATTCTTGGTTCGACGTTTGCGGGCGAGAGCGTCGTACCGAAAACAAGTGTTCAACTCGTACCAGTGTGGGCTGCAGTGCAGCTTGTTGCTGGCGCGGTTGGTTCTTTGCCGTTGCGTGTTTATCGAACGGATAGTGATGGTTCACGGGTTGAAACGCCGTCGCATCGAGCAGCAAAGTTGCTGGCAAACCCGAACCCGTACATGGCTGGTGACGAGTTCGTTGAGGCAATGGTTACGCACTTGTTGTTGTGGGGCAATGCTTTCGTGTTGAAGGTCAAGTCAAACACGGGTGTCGTGGAGCTTTGGCCTCTTGACCCAAGTCGCGTGAAGGTCACTCGCTCAAATGACGGGTATCCGCTGTATGTCGTGGATGGCAACAAGGGCCCGTATACCGCTTCAACGATTCTTCACATTCGTGGCTTGAGTTTCGATGGTCTTGTTGGCTTGAGCCCAATTCAGATGGCACGTCAGGGTTTGGGCACTTACGCTGCTGCAGCTAAGTACCAGGGGCGTTTCTGGAAAAACAATGCGACTCCGGGTGGCGTGCTCACTCACCCGTCTCGTTTGAGCCCTGATGCGGCTGAGCGCCTTCGTGCGCAGTGGAACGCTGCGCATAGTGGTGATCGCGCTAACTCCACTGCGATTCTTGAGGAGGGCATGAGTTATCACCCGCTGAGTTTGCCGATGAGTGACTCCAAGTTGCTTGAGGCAATGGACGCGAGTGTTCTTGATGTTGCCCGCATGTTTCAGATTCCAAGCGCAATGCTTCAGACGAGCGTTGCTGGTCACTCAATGCAGTACAGCAGCACGGAAATGGAGTACCAGCATTTTCTTAGGTTTACGTTGCGGCGCTGGCTTTCGCGGATCGAGAAAAGCCTGATGCGTGACAGTGACATTTTCATCAACGTTGGTTTGGGCGCAAAGTTCACGGCGGCGTTTGACGCGAGTGACTTGACTCGCGGCGACACCAAGACGATTGCGGACATCAACATCGCACTCTTCAAGGAAGGCCTCGTCACTCGTGACGAAGTGCGAGCCGATTTGGGCCGTTCACCGATTGACGGGGCAATGGACACCCCAGACGTTGTGGTTCCGGTTGGAGATTCGCAGAGTGCGTAAAGACATGGAGGCAGGCGTGAAGGTTGAGCAGAGAGTCATTTCTGGGAGTGATCTGCGTGAAGATCCATCCCTTGTAGCTGAGTTGCGTGACGGCCTGGACGTTGTTGAGAGTCGTGTCGCACCCGTTACTACCGAGGTTCGTGCTGCGGGTGACGGTTCGTGGACACTTGTTGGCCTTGCCGCTGTTTACGAAAGCGAGAGCGAAGAGCTTGCTGGCTTTCGTGAGGTAATCAAACGGGGTGCTTTCAGGCGCGTTCTCAAACAGGACGGCCTTGATGTGCGGTGTTTGTTCAACCATGATCAGAACATTGTGTTGGGGCGCACTCCAGCGACGCTTGTGTTGCGTGAAGATCCCCGTGGCCTTGTCTATGAGGTCAACGTGGCACCAACCACTGCCGGCAATGATTTGCGCGTTTTGCTGGAGCGCGGTGACGTTACCCAGTCATCGTTTGCTTTCAAGGTTGGCGCTCAGGAATGGTCAGAGGCCGAGGATGGCACTTTGATTCGCACGATCACGGACTTCGCTGACCTTCTTGATGTCAGCCCAGTGACGTTTCCGGCATATCGTGAGACGAGCGCTGAGAGCGTTCTAAATCAAGTTTCAAGCAACGAAATTGTTGCTTCAAGAGATTCGTCAACACGCGAATTGGAGCAAGGGGGCGAGGGCACCGTCGAGCAGCCCGCACCCCAGGCCGATTCGCAGCCTCGGCGGGCTGACGAAATGGGCGCGCACCGTCACAGGTTGCGTCGTCTCCGACTGCGCGAAAAGCGCGCAGCGTAAATCAAACAAAGGAGAAAGATCGTGTCAATTGACAAGATCACGAACCTGCGTGGCAAGGCTGCACATCAGCTCGCCGAGCTTCGCCGGGTCATTGAAGAAAACGAAGTGCTCACCGCTGAACAGGCGCAAGAGTTCGATCGTCGTGAAGCAGAGCTTGACGCCACGAACGAAACGATTGTTCGCCTTGAGAAGATCGAGGGCATCGCTCCCGCGCCACAGTTCGCTGAGGCTCGCAGCATCGCTCTTGGTGACGGCGAGGACGTAAGCATCGACGAGGGCGTTGAGGTCGTTGAGAAGCGCGACACGATGCAGGCGTTTGGTGATTGGATGCGTTCGCGTGGCACTGACGTTGAAGCTCGCTCAACGATGATCACTGCTACGTCGGGCCGTGGTTCGCAGTGGGTTCCGCAAGAGTGGAGCAATCAGCTCATTCAGTCGCTTGTCCTTCAGACAGCGCTGTTTGATGTCGCTCAGGTGCTTGACACTCAGGACGGCACTACCCTGAACCTCCCAGCGTCAACTGCTGATGAGGCAACGGCACTGGTAGCCCAGGAAGGTTCGTACACGACTCCGAACCCAACGACCGCGTCAATCACTTTGGGCGCGTTCAAGTACGGGCACATCGTGAAGGTTTCTGAGGAGCTGTTGGCTGATTCAATCATCGACATTGCAGCCTACGTGCGCAATCAGGTAAGCCGTTACATGGGTAACCAGATTGGTGCCGTGCTCGCAACCGGTGACGGTTCAGCAAAGCCATCAGGCATCGTCAATGCAACAACTGGCGTCACTGCAGCAAGCCCGACCGCAGTAACCTCTGACGAACTGTTTGACCTGCAGCACTCGGTCGCAGCTCCATACCGCAATAACGGTGCGTTCTTTGTGAACGACACGTTCCTGCGTAACGTCAGGAAGCTCAAGGGCTCAGGCTCAGGAGATTACCTCCTGCAGCCAGGTCTGTCAGCTGGTGCACCAGCAACCCTGCTGGGTTCACCCGTGTACATCGAGCAGCTTGCAACTCCGGCTGCCAGCGCTGTTCCAGCCGTTTACGGCGACCCGAACGGGTTTGTTGTTCGTCGCACTCCCGTTGAGATCAAGGTACTCAACGAGACTTACGGTGAAACCGGGCACGTTGGTTTCCGCGTAAGTATGCGTATCGACTCCAAGATCGCTGACTCAGCGGCTCTTAGGAAGCTAGTACAGGCAGCGTCGTAGCCAAGCAAACCCCGCTCACCCCACTAACGGGGTGGGCGGGTGTTGTTTCCAATCTTCAATAAGAAAGACAGGTGATTGCCGTGGCGAAAGTCAAGGTCAAGCTCCTCACAAGCCGCGTAGATGGCTCCGAGTCATGGGTCAGTGGTGACGAACTTGAGGTTTCTGCTGATGAAGCTAAGCGCATGTTTGACGCTGAGCTCGCGGTTCCAGTAGCCGCTAAGAAAGCAACTCGCACAGCGAAGGCGTCAAGCACTGGCGTAGAAAGCCGCTAATCGTGCAGCGCGTCGTCAAGGGCATTCCACAAACGCTCGTATTGCCTACGAGCTTGAAGGCGACGGCTGGCACTGTGACGATCATTCGTGATCGTGACTCGGCAACAATCGCGTCTGCTGCTGCAGTGACCCTCGCAGCTAAGTCAGTTTCGTATGTTCTTGCTGGACAGTCAAGTGAAGCGAACTTGACGGCAACGTGGACGCTTACGACTGCCTCGGGCACCGTCACGGTGAGCGAACCAGTTGAGGTCACGTCGTGCGAAGCAGTGAGCGTCGAAGAGATGCGCACTCGCAGGCCGCTCGATGACGTAAACCGTTACCCCGACGCGACGCTCATCAGGGCGCGTGAGGCACTTGTCTCCGAGATGAGTGACCGTGCGGGAGTGAAGTTCACGGGTGGGGAGTTCACCGTCACACTTGACGGCACTGGCACAACTGAATTGTTCCTTCCTGTTGGTAAGCCACGCACGATCACAAAGGTCGTGGTTGATGGCGCAACGCTTTCAGCTGATGCGCTCGCAACGATTCTTGTTGATTCACGCGCTGGCGTGTTGTACTACCCGACTGGTTGGATCTCGGGGCGCTTGAACGTCACTGTGACGGGTGTCAGTGGCTTTACGCAACCGCCAGGGGGCTTGGCACCAGCTTTGGCTAAGGGCGTTAGGCACATGCTCGTTGATTCACCTACAAGTGATCGTGCGACAAGCATTAGCAATGAGGACGGCACAACACAGAACTTGATTGTTGCTGGCTATTCGCGGGGTGCCGTGTTCGCAATTCCTGAGCTGAACGTCCTTGTTGAGCAGCAACGAAACGCTTTTGGTGTCGCATGACTAACGCCTTGAATGTCAAGCGCGCCATTGTGACGGCAATCAGGCAACAGCCGGAGTTCCAGAATCGTCAGGTGGAACTGGGGCATCCCGGTTCACGAATTGAGCACGAATCAGTGTTCGTTGTGAGTGTCAGTGATGACGAAACAGCCAGGTCACTTGGCAAGGCTCACAGGCGTGAGACGTTGACAGTTGAGCTGGGCATCTTGAGTGAGGTTGTGGGTAGCGATCAGGTTGAGGCGCAGGAGCGCGCTTACGTGATGCTCGCCGGTGTTGAGAACGCTGTTGCCCAGGACTCGTCACTTGGTGGGCTTGCGTTGATGAGTGAAATCACTGGTTTTGCGGAGACGAGTTTCAGTGGTGATCAACGTTCGGTGAGTGAGATCACTGTGCAGGTGCGGGTAGTGGCAAACAAAGACTTTGATGGGAGTTGATGATGAAGATCAAGTACGAGGGGCCGTGTAATGGCGGCGTTGAGCTTGTCGAGCAGGGCTTGAAGGCAAAGCCGGGTGACGTTGTTGACGTTCCGGCAGGTGTCGCTAATGAACTGGTTGCGTCCGGTGAGTGGACAAAGCCCGATAAAAACGATGCACCAGTGGTGCAGGAGGGTGGTTCCTGATGGCCCGCGTTGGCGATCTGACATTTGCAGTAGGACGGGAGTCAACAGTTGGTACGGGCGTTGCCCCGACTCGTCGCTTTGAGGTCATTGACGAGAATCTCAAGCTCACGGTTGACCGCATTGAGTCAAAGGCACTGAAAAACAGCCGCCGGTTCTTGAGCACTTCGGGTTCAGCCGCTGGTGTTCGCAGCGTCGAGGGTGACTTCACTATGGAAGTGCCTAGTGCTGGGTTTGGCACGTTGCTTCGGGCACTGTTGGGCGCACCAAGCACGACTGCTGATTCTCCAGTGGCTGGCGTGTATTCGCACCGTTTTAACTCGAACACGAGCATTGACGCTGAAAGCCTGACGTGCGAAATTGTCCGCACGGACGTAACGGGCGATCAACACCGCTTCACTTATGCGGGTGTCGCGTTGATGCAAGCAGAGTTCGCAGCGTCCGTTGGCGAGTTCGTCACCGCAAAGTTCACGGTTGACGGCATTGACGAGGCTTACAGTGTTGCGGCACCGCAGTCAGCAACGTACCCCACGTCAACTCCATTGGTTTTCAATGGTGCGACTCTCACCATTGACGGTACTGCTACTCCAATCAAGGCTTGCAACATCAAGTTTGACACTGGCCGTAAGGGAGACAGGTACTTTTTGGGGTCGAACACTAAGAAAGCTCAGGTTGAGGCTGGCCTTCGTGACGTGTCGGGCACCATTGACGTTGAGTGGGACGACCTGACGCTGTACAACAAGTACAGGGATGGCAGTAGCGCTGAGCTGGTATTCCAGTTCAAGACTCAACAGCCGATCAGTGGCAGCACTTACGGGTCAGTGATCGTGACCGTCTACAACGCCCGATTTGATGGTGAGACACCAACATCGAACGGAAACGACATCATCATGCAGAGCATTCCGTTCAAGGCTTTGGACGATGGCACTTCGCCGAGTGTTCATCCGGTTGCCGTGTATGTGACGTCACTGGACTCAACGTACTAAATGGCAGACCTGCAGTTCACGGGTTACGGATCTCGCATTGAGGTTGACGCTGATGGAGTGCGTAAAGCTCTGATCCGTGTTGCCCCAGAGCTCGAAAAAGAGTTGCGTGACGAGCTGAAGCGCTTGACACGTCAGGCCCGTGACGAAGTGAAACTGCGGGCTCCAGTCCGAACCGGACAGTTGAAACGCAACGTGACGACACGGTTTCAGTTCACGAAGTCACGGACACAGGCGTTCGTGACGGTCAAGCGCCCCGGCGGTTCGTATGCGTGGATCGTCGAGCACGGCAGAAAGAAGGGCAATGGCCCGTTCCCGGGCCGGGGTTACATCGCTGAAGCACGCGCAGTCAGCATTCCTCGCTTTGAGGCTGGTGCTGAGAAGGCAATCGACAAGGCTCTTCGTTCAACGGGCCTGAAATAAGGGGGAAAGCAAGTGAGTGACATCGTAAAAATCAAGGTTGAGGATGAAGTCTTTGACCTTGACATGAGTGCACTGACGTGGGGTGAGCTCACGGAACTGGAAGAGGTTGCGTTTGGTGGCGAGAGCATTGAGGCCGTGAACCTTGAAAGCGCCAGGGGCATCGTTGGATTGGCGTGGCTTGCTCGTAAGCGCAAGTACCCGCAGACAATCATTGACGACGTGAAGCGCCTCCCGGTTGGGTCGGTTGAGGTTGTGGAGTCGGACCCTACGACCGCCGGAAACCCCGGCGAGGACGTGGACTCTGGACCCCAGTCCTGAGCGACAGGTTGGGAATCCAGCCGTGGGACATGGAGCAGTTGACGGATCGTGAGTGGCGGCTTATTCACGAGTATTTCAAGGCTGAAGAACAAGAGATGAGGAGGCAGCGTGGCTAAGAACGACACTATTGCGCTGAAGCTCGTTGCCGATAACAATGACCTCACCAAGAAGCTGGGGCAGAGCACTCAGCAAATCAAGCGCCTTGAGAAGCAACTGGAACGCGCTGGCAAGGGTGGCGGCCAGAATCTTGGTGGTGTCACTAAGAGCATGGGTCTTGTGGCGGGTGCGACGTTGGGTGCATCGAAGGCGTTTGATTTCCTTGAGTCGTCAGTTCATCGCACTGAGGAGCTGACTAAGGCAACGCTGAAGCTGTCGAAGGTGACGGGTTTGGACAACGTGTCGAGCGCGGAGTTCGTGCAGGTCGCTCAGTCGCGTGGTGTCAGTGCTGAAAAGTTGAACACGTCATTTTCGGCGTTGTCGAAGGGCATTTACGCGGCGACGCATGGCAGCAAGAAGCAGGCTGAGGCGTTTGATCAGTTGGGCGTAAGTCAGAAGGCACTGGATAGCGGTGACTTGAAAACCGTGCTGATGCAAGTCAGTGACGGCTTGAAATCTCAAACCAAAGACGCTGACCGCCTTGCCCTGAGTCAGAAATTGTTGGGTCGAGGCAACAAGGATTTGATGGGCGTGTTTGCTGGTGGCAGCAGCGAGTTGAAGAACTCGCTGAACTTGTACAAAGCAAACGCTGAAATGATCGCTGAGGACAGTGGCAACACGAAGCAGCTTGCGGCTGATAAGCGCAAGCTCAACAGTGCACTCGATGGCGTAAAGGTCAGCTTGGGCACTGCCGTCATTCCTTACATGCGGATCGCTACGGGTGTCCTCACCAAGTTCTCGAATCTAAGCCCCGGTTTGCGCAAGGCGATCGTGACGCTCGGGGGCATCATTGGTGTGGTCATGGTCGTAGCGAAAGTCACGCAAGCGTTCAAGGTGTTGTTCCTTGTCCTGAAGGCAAACCCGTGGATTTTGTTTGCAACTATTGCGATTGCTGCAGGCGTGTTGATTTGGAAAAACTGGGGCAAGATCACTGGTTGGCTGAAAGGCGCGTTCAACTCGATCAAGTCCGTGTTCTGGACTGTCGCGCACGCCATTCAGGACGCTGCCCGCAAAGGCTTTCTCGGGCCCGCCGCGTGGATCATCACGCACTGGGGTGAGGTCACTAAGTTCATTAGTGGCCTTCCGAGGAAACTGGGTGGTTACGCCAGATCAGCTGGTTCAGCAATGTGGAATGGGCTGAAGGCAGGCGCGTCAGGTGTCTTGGGTTTCGTGAAGGGCATTTTCAACGGTGTTATTGGCGCTTTGGAATCGGGGATCAACTCAGCAATTTCGGGTGTGAACTCAGCAATCAAGTTGTTCAACAGGTTGCCGGGGCCTGACGTTGGAACGATTGGCAACGTCAGTTTGCCTCGGTTGGCTCAGGGTGGGTTGATTACGAGCCCGACGTTGGCGATGGTTGGCGAGGCTGGCCCTGAGGCGGTCATTCCATTGTCGCGTCCAGCTCGTGCAGCGCAGGTAATGAGGCAGGCTGGGCTGGGTGGGTCGAGCAACAGTTTCGTAATCAACAATTATGGGTCGCAGCTTGACGAGTCGGCACTTGCCGCAAAGATCGGTTGGCAACTGCAAGCTAGGGGCGTCGCATGATCACCAGTGTCACGTTGACTCCCCCAATGAACGGCGCTGCAGCCGTGACACTTCATGGCAATAGCCAAACGAATCGCAACCTTGCTCGCATTCAGGGACTTGTGGGCCCACCGGCACCTCGGGACGTTGTCCGCCCTCGATCACAGGCTGATGGCGTTGTCGATGACAGCAAGTTCCTGACGGAGCGAATGATCACCCTTGAAGGTGAAATTTGGAACAGCACTGGTGGCGCTGCCCTCAGTGACCTCAGCACTGTCAGTGAAGCGTTCACGTCCAGTTTACTCAGCCCAGCCAAGCTCACCGTGACTTACGAGAACGGCACAACCCGGTTCTGTTACGTGAAGCTCAATGGTGGAGTCGATGTCAGTGTCGAGGGCGCATCACGTCTGGTGCAGTACCAAGTGCAACTGAGGGCAGCTGACCCGCGCTGGTACTCAACCACGTTGAACACGGTTACGCTCAGTCGCTCAACTAGCGGCACGTCGTGGAGTGCTACGACGTCATCGGGCACAACTAACAATGGCACCGCGCCTTCACCACTGACGATTGCTGTGACTGCTGGGTCTGCGTCGTTGACCGTCGCTGAACTCGGCGTAACAGTCCCAAGCACGTACGGGTCACTTGTGCCACAAACTTACTTAAGTGCCTTGTTTTCCAACCCATCGTTTTCGATTGTTGGAACATCAACCGGGTTTACCGTGCCAGCTGGCACGACGCGAACGTTCTACTCATCAACTCGCACAGCTTCAAGCCTCACAGACGTGGATTCTCAAACCGAGTGGCCCATGATTTATCCGGGCTCGACAACAATGGGAATCGCGTCATCGTCCAGCAACGTCAATGGTGCCTCGTGCGTGTTCACTTGGTACGACGCCTACATGTAAATGGGCACTTGGACAGCCACGATCGAGGACTTCAACAAGAACGTCCTTGCGTACTCAACAACGATGGGATCAGCAACACTGACGTTGCCACTGAACGCTCCAAGCGAGTTCGCAACATCGTTCTATACGGGTGGCCCTGACGCTGCAGCAATCTTTACTCAGCTCGCATCAGGCGCAGTGTTCATTCGCCTCCGCGAGAACGGCACGACTCGGTTCTATGGGCAGATGAGTGACCTGCAAGTGCAAGTCGAAGATGACGCCTCAGTGACCGCAACGTTTCAAGACATCACTGGTCCCCTGGCGTTTGTTCAGACTCGCCAACCAGTCGCGTTCGGGTCAGGTTTCGATGCGATGCCCGCGTATTACAACCTCAGCCAAACATCAATCGTGAACAACCTGTTTGACATTCGCTCAGGTGGCATCAGTGGCAGCCAGCACTACGGGCCACTGGTAAAGCCCGTCAGGTCAGGGACCGTGTCAGCCGTCAGGCAACTCACGCCAGACACTGCGACCGTCCTTGAAGTGCTGCAGGGCATGAGTGAACTTGCGAATGGCACGGAGTGGTACGCGAGCCCCGTTGGTGGCAGTGACGAAACCGTTTACATCGCTTCGCAAATGGGGTCAAACAAGACGGCGTCAGTGAAGTTTCAGAATCAGGCACAGAGCTTGGCGAACGTGCAGTCAATCACTTCGCAATACCTGCCCCCGAGGAACATTGTTTGGGTCAGGGACGATCAGAACCGCGTGCATCGCGTTGGCTATAACGCCGCAAGCATTGACGCCTACGGGGAGTACAGCACCGTCATTCAGAAGGTCAACAGGTGGAGTCAAACTGATCAGGACATCGCTGACGCGCAGCTGCGCACAAACTGGCGGCAGATCCTTGACGTGAGACTTGAACCAACCGTGTGCCCACGACCGTGGACTGACTTCTATTTGGGTGACACCGTGAAGCTCGATTTGGGTCGTGACAACTGGTCGTATTCGGGTTCGCAGCGCGTCAATACGATCACGTTTTCGTTTGATGAGCAGCTCGTCGAGCAAAGCATTGGCACTGAGTTTGAGGTGATCTAGTGGCCCGCTACGAACGACGTCAGAAACTTCACTCAATCATTGAGCGCACGAACAGCCAGTTGATGGCTACGCAGGCAGCGTTCGGGCCGATCGCTACGCGCCGCTGGACGGTTGCTTCAACCACGGTGAACACGTCAACGCCAGCCGTGACCGTGGCGAGCGAGAACATCAGTTGCACCCAGGACAGTGTTCTTGAGGTCTACGCGCACGGGTTGGGGACAACTAATGGGGCTGGCAAGTACGGCGTCCTGAGTGTTTACATTGACGGCGTCAAGATGTACGCGGACACGTTGCTGAAGTGGGGCGACAGTGGTTCAGCGGTTAGTGGTGAGCGCAGGTTCAGTTTGCCGGACTCCGTGATTGGCACAGGCAACCCGAACCCGAACCGGCTTGGTGGGTTCGTGGTGGTCATGGACACTGGCACGGATTTCTTGAGCGCTGGCACGCACTTGATTGAAGTGAAAGTAGAAACCAGTGGTACGAGTGCGTCATGCACAGTGACTGATTTAGCGATTGCTTACAGGATTTCGTGATGACCGCAGGCGATAAGGAATGGCTCTTGAGAGAACTCGACGGCATCAAGAAGAGCGTTGACAGTGTTGATGAGAAGGTCGATGACGTTCGTGAGCGCGTCACCCGCCTGGAGACGAGCAGCAAGGTCACGATTGCGTTCTTGACGTTCCTGATTGGCGCAGTGCCCGTTGGGTTCTTGATTTTCGACCACGTCACTCACTAGGGGGATTTGACATGAGGGAATTGAAGCGCGGCTCAGCGAGCCGTGATGTTGTCGTGCTCAAACAGCGGTTGTTTGCTCACAGGCGTTGGAGCAAGGCACTTGGGTTCACGAGCGGGTTCGGAAGCATCACGGAGCGTCAGGTCAAGCGCTTCCAAAACGACAAGCAACTGACCGCTGATGGTGTAGTCGGAACCCAAACATGGGCCGCGTTGAACAGCTCACCCGTCAACGGTCGCGGACAACGCGCACGGGCTGTCGCTTGGGCTCAGGCCCGCGTGGGTGTCACTGAGCGTCCGAGCGGGTCGAACTGGGGGCATCCAGTGCAGGACTGGCTGCGAGAGGCTGGCTACAACGAGCCTGAGCCGTGGTGTCAAGCGTTCGCGGATCAGGTGGCTAAGGCAGGCAACCCGAAACTGAACCCAGCGTGGTTTGGTGGCTACACCGTCAGTGTCGTGAACATGGCTGCCCGTGGTGAACGGGGCTTGAAGCCAACGAACCTGAATCGGATTCAGCCAGGGGACTGGGTGTACTTCGATTGGGGCCACGGCATCGCCCACGTTGGAATGTTCCTCAGGCACAACTCCAACGGAACAATTCAGACGATTGAGGGAAACACGTCGTTCGATTCGTCTGGGGACCAGAGCAATGGCGGTGCAGTTGCTCACAAGGTGCGTAGTCGTTCGTCAGTTGCTGCATGCGTTGCAGTGCCCTACAAGAACTAAGGAGAACCCGTTGGACAATAAAACCTCAGCTGTCCAAGCCTTGCTCGCAGCCCTTGCCACAGCGCTTGTTTCGTCGGGCGCTCTTAGTGGCTCAACCGTCAAGGTGTGGCAACCCGTTGTTGCCGCTGGCATCAGTCTTGCCGCAGCGCTTGGGATTCACTCAATTCGCAAGAAGTAACACGAATCAGATTGCAGGCCGCTGCCCCTCATCCCTAACGGGGTGGGGGGCTTTAGTCGTTCTACTACGCAAGTAACGTCCGCGCAACGTGCATACGTCCGCCACGGGGGTGACGATTACTGTTATGGCTGGAAAACAAAGAGTTTGGCCGTCACGCGACGAACTCCAAGCACTGCTCGCCCGGCACACAAGTTGGGACTCCGCAGCTGAGGAACTCAATGTTCCACGAACAACCTTGAACAGCCACTGCCGGGCGTTGAAACTTGCCGCGCCATCAAAGAGCGAGCCGCTTGAGGTGAAGTCCGTTGTCAGCACGGATCAGGAACTCGGGGACGTTCGCAAACTCATCGAACGCCGAGGCTTGAACCCCGATGACTTCGAGCTGACAAACATCAGGCTGAACGAGTGGGGCAAGTGCTCGACGTGTGACACGGCGCAGGAGCAGAACCGCGTTGACCTCAGGCCACGGCGGGACATTCTGTTTCCAGCTCGCTCGGATGGGTGGCAGCCACCTCGGGACAAGATGAGTCGTTGGACTGAAGATGGCCTCATTGCCCTGATGGGTGATCAACACGCGCCGCACCATGACGAGCATTTGCACGAGTGCGCCGTTGAGTGGGTCAGGGCGCATCGCCCGGAGCGGTTGATCCTTATGGGTGACTTGATGGATTACGGCGCGACCGTGAGCCGTCACAAATCGACTGGGTTTGAGCCTTCGTTGTCGAGCAACGTGCAGGCCGCCTATGACATTCTCAGGGCGTTCAAGAACGCCAGCCCAGGCACGAAGCTGACGAGCCTCGATGGGAACCATGAGGCGCGTATGAAGAGCGCACTGGAATCGCGTGGGTTGATTCCGTTGGCGTACCTGACGCAGGCTGATGCTGATGTTCCAGTGTTGTCTACTCGGCACTTGCTCAGGCTTGACGAGCTGGAGGTTGAAACGGTGGAGCCCGCGTGGGCTGGGGCCGGGTACGAGTTCTGCGAAGTGCAAGTTTGCAAAGGCTTGGTGGCGCGTCACGGACACACGGCAAAGACCGGCAGTGGCGCGAGCGTATTGGAGCACGTCAAGAAACTCAGCCGCAGCATTGCGATCGGGCACGTGCACAGGTTGGGCATCGTTTACCACTCAACGTGGCCTGACGGTGAACTTCGGCAACTCGTCGGAATCGAGTGCGGAACGATGGCGCAGATCGAACACGGACTGGGTTACGCCTCAGCGGGCTCACCCGACTGGCAACAAGGTTTCGCAGTGGTGCAGGTGACAGGGGAAGGTGAGGATCAGCGGTTCGTTGCTGACCTTGCGACTTACGTGAAAGGACGTTTGGCATGGCGCGATTGGTGGACACAATAAAATGCGAGCACGAGGAGTCACGCGAACCCGGCAAGACGGGCGTGTGTTACAAGTGCCGCGAGGAGATCACGGGCGCTGGGTGGGTACGGAACCCAGCTGAGGACTACGACCTGCTCTGTCGAGTGAGCCAGGACCGTGACCTTGTGGACATGATCTATCGGCAGGTGACGGATCGCGCTGGGACGGATGAGCAATGGCATAGCGTCGCCGTCCGTGATTTCGTGCGCGAGACACGTGAAGAGCTGCTCGACGGGTGCGCGTATTTGATGGGGCAGGCTGATCAGCGAAAGATCCGTGGTTACGTTGACCCGCTCAGCTCAGGCCAGCTGATGGCGTTGCATCACCTTGTGGAGGCGTACAGGTGCCTGCACACGCCTGACGACGATTGACCGTATAAACCACGGAGTACTCGTAACGGGATTCATGCAGTTGCGAAATAACTGATTTTCGGTAGTCTCCGCGCACTGTGACAACAGCGCACACTGACAGAACCCCAACCCAGATTTCAGGGGGGGGGGGCTTCCTCAGCGTAGGTAAGCACCTTGCGTTGGTATTGCAGGTGCCGTCATGCTGAAACAAACGCAGCATGACGCTTGGAAACTAGCTGGGACACTCATGTCAGCAGCCCAGGTCTTGCCCGAAGGCGACCCAGACAGGCATTTGCTGGAAGCGCTGAGTGGTGCGCTTAGTCGCGCTGGCGATCTAAATGAGCAGCGATCATTGGCGCCAGTCGAGCAGCCAAACGATTGAGCTCTTCATCAGTGAACCGTTCTTCGAGCGGGCGCTGATCGACAACTAGACCCCAGAGGTCATCAAAGGAAACAGCGAACCCTTTAGCGATTCGCTGAACGGTCACTGGTTGAGCGCGTGTCTTTGCGTGCTCCAAGTTTTGCCACGTACGCAAGTTCACATCCGCTTGCATGGCTGCCTGCTGCTGAGTCAACCCGGCACGCATGGCGCGTAGGCGTTCAGCGAGTTTCGTGCTGCCCGTGTTCTCAGGTGTTTCGGCCATTGGGAAACCCTACCGAACCCAAGCAGGACTTTTCAGAAGTGTGTGGAAACCCCGCAACAAGCGTAGGAAATTGTCGCAAAGTTGCTTACGTCCGTATTGCGTAGTAGGTTGCCGGACAATCCACAGACCAGGGGGTTCAGAAGTGACAACATTCGTAATCATCGTTGGGCTCGTGTTGCTGCTGGCAGCAGCCACCGTCATGGCGTTCCTTGTTGCCGAGTTGCGGTTCATGCGACTGGAAGAGCGCGCACTGGAAGGGTTTGACAGGGCCACACGCAAGTTCATGGCGCAGCAGGAGTTCCTGAGCATTGACGACCGCGCCCGTTTCTTCAACGAGCTTGATCAGTTCAGGGCAGGCCGCTGATGAAGAAACTGAACGGTTACACCGAAGTAGCTGATCGCATCCCAGCGTTCTACGCCATGTACCCCGAAGGGTCAATCCGGACGGAGCGCGTTGAACTGGTGCAAGTCGCTGGCAAGGACTTCGTGAAGGTCAGTGCCGCTGTTTACCGGGGACCGGACGATCAGCTGCCGTGCGTGGGGACAGCAATGGACCCGATTCCCGGCACCAGCAATTTCACGCGCAACAGTGAAGTAGAAAATTGTGAAACGAGCGCGTGGGGCAGGGCACTCGCAGCACTTGGGTTTGGTGGCAAGAGCATCGCCAGCGTTGAGGAAATCAACGTCAAGAAGCAACTGCCAGCACCAGTCACTGCGGGTGACGTCGCTGCCCTTGCGAAGCAGAAAAAGATGCCCGTTGATGTCTTGAAGGGGCGTGTGGCGGAGTTGTTGGGCAAGAGCGTCGAGGACGCTTCAATGCTTGACCTGTCCAGTGATCAGCTGCAGGTTCTCAAGACCGAGCTGGAGGCCGCATGAGCATCCTCACTCCAGTTGGTTTCGCTCACTCGCTCAGCAAAGAGTTTGGGCATTCGTTTGAGCAGTTCGTTGAGTGGGTAGCTGAGGTGCGTGGCACCGAGGTGACTGGTGAGCCCGCCGAGTTCTTTGCAAAGCACGGCTATGACCTCACTGATGAGCAGCACGCACAACTCTTGAAGCTGATCAGGAGCAACGTGCCCAGCGATTACCTTGAGCGCAGCCGCAAGCACTCGCACTTGCAGTCCAGGCTGCAGGCTGATCCGTTGCTCAAGGCTCAGCGTGACGGGTGGGGTTCCTGATGGGCGCTACGAGTCGTAACAAGGGCGCTCGAGGCGAGGTTGAAGTCAGGGACGCATACCGAGCACAGGGCTGGGTTGCTCGACGGAACTTCGGTTCGGGCAGTCAGGGCGGGGGAGACATCGCGGGCGAACTTCCGGACGTGCCCGAGGTGAAACGCGTCAAGCGTGTCGTGAAGTACCACGAGTGGGTTGCGCAGGCAGCTGAGGGCTCTGCCGATTCGGGCAAGCCGTGGAGCTTGTGGATCAGGGTTGACGGCGCACAGTGGAACGTCACGATTCCCGCCGAGCACTACATGGCGTTGTTGACGGATCAGCGCTCGTTGTTTCAGTCATTGCTTGCTGAGGGGGTCAGGGATGCTTGAGCGCCTTCGCCTCAGGATTGCCGGTTGGCTCGTTGGAACTGATGTGATCGAACTCGTGCACGAGCACAACTGGCTTATGTCACGTGTCGAATGGCTTGACGATCACGCACTCACGGCGCAGTTCAAGCGGGTGCCGCGATGAGTCAAACAAAGAGAGTCTTGAAAGCACTTGAAACCGCTGGGCCCAATGGGATCAGTGCGAGTGACTTCGATGGCAGCCGTCCCGTAGTTGACGGTGGCCGTCAGATAAAACGTCTTGCAGCACGTATCGGTGAACTCCGGGCCGACGGACACGAAATCTCGTCCGTGTCCACTAAATCGGATGGAGCGGTGTTCAGCCGGTACGTGCTGCGAGCGAGAACGGCAGCTCGTCAAGTCAGCCCAGTGGAGGTCGTGGACGGCTCCACGCTGGGTGGGGATTGTGACTTTGACGAGCTGCCGTTGTTTGACGAAGCAGAACTGGAGTGGGTATGAGCTTCGACCACATCCCACCCAGGGCAAGTGTCTACTGGGCTGACCTCGCAACCCGGTACTGGAAGCAAACAAAGAGCCTGAAACACCGGCTGATGTCGCTGCATCAGGAACTCGATCGCGTCGAGGGTTACAACGAGCGCCTTGAAGAGCGTTGCGCGGATCTGGAAGCGCGTTTGGCGGAGCTCACGAACGAGCAGGACGTTACTGAGTCCAATCGTGGTTACGCAAGGCGGACTGACTGATGGCGTGGGTCAGGATTGACGACACGTGGCTCAACCACCAGAAGGTCATGCACGCCCGAGCCGTTGGTGGCTGGACTGCACTGGGCGTGTGGTGCGGCGCGTTGACGTGGGCTAACCAACAACGCAGCGACGGGCATGTTCCCACGTCGTGGGTTGTGTTGAACAACGCCCAGGCGGAAGCCGACGTCCTCGTGCAGGCCGGGTTGTGGCGCGTCGTCGAGGACGGTTGGGCTTTCCATGACTACGCCGAATACCAGCCATTGAAGGCCGAGATCGAGGCGAAAACCGAGAAGCGCGCTGCAGCTGGGAAGCGCGGTGGAAGCAAATCGCAAGCAAACCGCAAGCAAACCGCAAGCAACTCGGAAGCAAACGTCAACCCCGTACCCGTACCCAAGCCCAACCCGTCTGCTCTTACAGAGCAGAGAGGGCGGCGCTCAAGTGTTTCAGAGAAATCTTTGAGAAATCAACGACGGCTAGGACTCGTCCAGGAAGGAAGTGCAGCATGAGTGTTGTTACGACGTATACGGAGCTGTTGCCAAAGCTCACGAATGATGAGTACGAGCGTTTGAAGGCGGACATTCAGGCTAATGGCGTTCGGGTGCCCGTGATCGTTGACGAGGATGGCACGGTTCTCGATGGTCGCCATCGTTGGCAGATTTGCGAAGAATTGGGACTTGAGTGCCCGACGGCTTTGCCTGTCAGTGGGTTGAGTGATTACGAGAAGCGGTTGTTGTCTGTGTCCGTCAACGTAAATCGGCGGCATTTGACTGATGCGCAGCGAGCGTTGGTGGGTATTGACATTGAGCCTGATGTCGTAAAGCGGGCGGAAGAGCGGATGCTTGCTGGTGTGGCCGCCGACCCTCCGGAAAATTTTCCGGAGGGCTCAAGCGCTGGCAATAAAGGCGACTCCCGGGATGAGACTGCGGCAATGGTCGGACTCGGAGCAGGTCGTACTTACGAGAATCACAAGAAAGTGCTCAAGAAGGTTGAGGAAGAGCACCCAGATTTGATCGAGCCGCTCAAGGCGGGCGTCACCGTCGATGAGGATGGCAAGGAAGTCATCACGACCATGAAGTGGGCTCGCAAGAAAATTAACGACCGCGAGGCAAAGGCGCAGCAGGCGGAGATCACCGCTGAGCAGTCATTTATTGCGCCAGTTGTAACCGTCCAGGCGGCAGTTGATTGGTTGACAGGGGTTGAGAAGCGCAGCGTTGACTTGCTAATCACTGATCCGCCGTACTCGACTGACGTTGATGACATCGCCGCGTTTGCCAGCGATTGGGTAAACCCGGCGCTTGATTTGCTGAAGTTGAGTGGTCGAGCGTTCATTTGCACTGGCGCTTACCCAGTTGAATTGAACGCTTATCTCTCAGTATTGCTTCAGCGCGACGACGTGACTGTGGCAAACGTGTTGGCTTGGCATTACCCGGACACACTCGGGCCAAGTCCGTCGCACGATTACAAGGCCGCGTGGCAGGCAATCTTCCATCTGCGTGGGCCCGACGCGCCGCCGCTAAACGCGCCGATTCTCACTGAGTCAACGACAGTGCAGAAAATCAACATGAATAGCGGCATCGTTGGTGGGCGGGTGCACTCATGGCAAAAGCCAGATGTTTTGGCAGAGCGGTTGATTCTTCATGCAACCAAGCCCGGTGACACGGTGGTTGATTGCTTTGCTGGCACTGGCACGTTTCTGGTGACGGCAGGCCGCTTGGGGCGCGTTGCTTACGGCTGTGAACTGAATCGTGAGATGGCTGATCTCGCAGCTGAGCGGGGGTGCAACATTGTCTAACTCGGTTGAGATTGCGATTCGTCGCAGCACTCACACGATGCTCACCATCGTGTTTCCACCTCTGATGTCAGAAATTGGGGGTGGTCAAATCGTTGCGGTTGAGGGCATTGACGACCCAACGGCTCGCTTGCTTGACCAAACGTGCGGCACTGATTACTTACAACACTGCGACGGGGGCGGCGAACGATTAATTGCGGGGCGCGTTCAATACGGAAACAAAGCGTGGAACACGACAACCGTGCGGAGCTCTTTGAAGAGCGGATCTGCGACCGAAGAGCACAAGCTGAGGCGAGCCATCAGGGAGCAACAGATCAGGCCGCACATGCACGTTCAGGCCTACGTTTCAGGGACGGAAAATCATCCCGGCAAATTGCTTGCTGCGGCGGCTGTTTGGACCAGTGACTTGATGGAGATGGTTGACGCTGAGCAATGCACTGTTCGCACCAATCCGAAGGACGGGACTTGCTTCAAGGTCGTTACTTGGGACGATCTCGAAGAGCGCGGGGCGCAGGTGACGCGCATCGGCCCGAGCGCTTGGCCGTTGAGCGGTAACTCCACGGCAAGGGTGGCGGCATGACTCGCGCCGACTGGGACAGGATCGCCGTGGTACTCGATTACGGGTGGCCGGGTGACTTTGATGAAGTTGCCAGTGGCGCGTACTGGGCCGTGCTCGGGCGCAGGCCAGCGGGTGACGTTGAAGCAGCCGTGAGGACCGCCGTGGACAGGGGTCAGCGGTTCAGGCCGACACCACCGGAGCTTGTGGCGTTGATTCCGCAGCGGTCGTTGCCGCCGTCCGTTGAGGCGTGGCGTGACAGGTACGAGGCGATGTACGGGCCCGAGCGTGCACGTGAACTCATGTCCGGGTTCTTTCCTGGGGGTGAGCTGAATGCCTGATCTTGCACTTGGCCTCTTGGCTTACGCCATTGCGTTGGCGCTCGTGGTTTGGAAGTGGTCGGAATGACGACGCTTGAGCAGCGCCAGGAAGCGTTGAACATGGCGAATGACGTGCGCCTTGCGAACGCTGCGTTGCGAACGGAGCTGAAGGGCTTATCGCGTGAGGACGCATTACGTCGGGCAGCTCACGTTGTCCTCACCCTTGAAGAATCAAGCGGCTCAATGAAGGTCGAGTCGTTCCTTTCGTCGATCAGGGGCATTGGCCCGCAGAAGGTCAAGGCGATGCTCGTGGAGATCCAGTGCTTGACGCCTAAGCGCCTTCGGGATTTGAGCCAGCGGCAGCGTGACCTGTTGGCGGATGTGTTGGTCGGTATTGCAAACAAACAAGAGAGGTGGTCGGCATGGCAGTTGACACGAACACAGTGACGTTGGTTGGCAGGTTGACTCGTGACCCTGAGGTCAAGAAGGTTGGTGAGCACACCGTCGCAGAGTTCAGCCTTGCAGTGGGTGACTTCAAGGACGCAGTGTCGTTCTTTGAGTGCAAGGCATGGAACCAGAAGGCCACAGTGGTCGAGCAGTACACCCAGAAGGGCAAGCAGGTCTTGGTTCTTGGTCGCCTTCGTCAGGAGCGGTGGGAGCAGGACGGTCAGAAGCGCTCGAAGGTCATTGTGAGCGTCAACGACCTGCAGCTGCTCGGCAGCAAGACCGATGCCGTTGAGGGCGGGGCAACCACGACCACGAAGCCAGTGGACACCGAGGACATCCCGTTCTAATGGCTAGGGATTGGACACAAGCCAGGGCGAAGGTCGAGGACGAAGGCCGCTGCCGGAACTGCCGGAAACTGGGCCCGGTTGATGCGGCGCACATCATTCCTCGGTCAGCGAACGCCCGACCGGAGAACATGACTGGCACAGCCGTTATTGCGTTGTGCCGGTCGTGTCATTCGCGGCAGCACGTTGGCAAGCTCGACATCCTGCCATTGCTGACCCTTGAGGAGCAGTTGCACGCAGTCGAGGCAGCCGGGGGCATCGTGAGCGCCTACAGGCACACGACGGGTGATCGACTGTGAAGGAACTCACGTTTGCAGAGGACTGGGAGTACGCGATCCGGTCAGCTCACATTCATGGCAAGCCTGGGCACGTTTGGAACCTTGATCGCAGCGACCCAGTGCGGGGTTGGCCGATCCCACGCTTGGTTGCTCGGACGATGCACCCGGCGTTCATGGCTGTACCCGTTCCCAAGCATGACCCGGAGCGCGACAAATGATCGAGGAAGGCCAAGTCTGGCACGCCAAGCCCTACATGGTGAACGGCAAGGAATACGTTGGCCCAAAGGCTCGCGTGGACAGAGTGCGCTTGCTGGACATGGCTGATGGAACACAAGAATGGAGCATTTTCTACAGCTCGATCGGCCCCGGCACTTGCAAGGGCGATGGTGGCGCGTGTCGTCTTGAGTCGTTTGAGCGCATGTACTACTTGAAGAACCAGCAGTTGAGGCTTGGGGCGTGAACGAGTCACCCTTCACGTTCGCTGGCGAGCCGTGGCGTTCTGCTTGGAAACCACCACGCGGAATGAATTTCCAAACTTTGACAATGCCCGATGCCGTCCATGAGCAAATAACGGCGAGCTGGGAACGTTGGGACTCGCCACTCAAACCAGACGGCAGTGCGCCGTTCCCAATCAGGCAGCGCGAAGAAGAATCCCGATGGGCGTTTCATCGCAGGTATTTGCGCACAAAGCGCTGGAAGTACACCAAGTTCATTCGTGGCGCTGTGACGTTGCCACAAGTTTGTTTTTGCGGCAAGCGATGGGATTTAGACGCGCATCACGTCACCTATGAGCGTTTGGGAAACGAAGCGCTTGAAGACCTTGTGTTTTTGTGTCGTGAGCATCACGATGCTGTCGAACGTTTCTACCGACGCCAGCGGTCAGGGTTGTCTCTTGCTGAAGCAACCGAATGGGTCGGCCTTGATCTTTGGTTTGGCCGGAACCAAACCGGCGAGCTAAAGGCCGTGGCGTGATGAACGAGTCACCCTTCACGTTCGCTGAAGCACGAGCCGCTGCGCACCAAGCCAGCCAACGACAACTCGACGCTGAACAAACTCGGGCCGCCGCCGTTGAAACCCACGCCGAAGCAACTCGCGCCTACCGCGTCGCAGTAAGCCGCAAGATCGTTGAACTGCACGCCGGAGGTGTCGCCTGGACTGTTGCAGGAGACGTAGCGCGTGGAGACAAGGCCGTTGCTGACCTTCAGTACGACATGAACGTTGCTGCGGGCATGAAGGAGATCGCGGAGCAGGCAGCGTTCAGGTTGGGCAGTGATCGCCGGAGCGTGGAGACGTTGATTACTTGGTCGATGCGACGCGAGTTGGCAGAAGGCGGCGCATCGTGAGCAAACTCAAGCCTGAAACGCTCAATGCAGTTGCAGCCGTCTACGCTCGCATCCTTGAGCGCAAGCACCCCGGTTCAGTTTGGACTGTCCGGCCAATCAAAGCTAGTGAGCGGCACACGACGACCACGCTTCGGCACGGTCGCGGGAAGGTCGCCACGCTCAACGATGACTGCACGCTCGTCAATGGGCAACCGACCCCGGCGAACAAACACGGCATCGAACGCCGCGCTCAACAAATCACGTTGGTCGCTGACATCAAGGTCAGTCCACGCGATGCCAGTGCCATCGAGAGTCAAGCTGCTTGATGACTGTTGCACTACGGCAAGTCGCTCGATTGCCTCGTTGACTGCTGCTTGTCGGAATTCAAGACCAGCGGCGTACTGGTCCGCGTTGAGGATTCCTTGAATTGGGGCGTCACGATAAAAATCAAGTTCTCTGATTGCAGTGTCAAGCGCCAGACGGAGCTCGTCTAAATCATCGTTGGCTTCAGCTGCAGCCGGGAGCATGTCCCCAACTCGGTCATTGAACTGTTGAACAACCCACGGTTCGATAACCCATCCGGCAATGCTCGATGGCGCAGGACACAACCCAGCCGCGTACTCACCACGACAACGATAAATCCGGTCACGTTGCCCCTTGCGAGGGCCACTGACCCTTGTCATCTTGTCCGCCTTCATAACGTGCTGACACCCAGCGCAACGAATTAACCCAGCCAACAACGCACTAGCACCCGAACGAGGCGGCATCACCATCCGTGGCCGACTCGCACGCTCAAACAACGCCCGGTCAACAATCGGTTCGTGAGCATTCGGGTTCTTGAACTCACCACATCGAGCCTCACCCGTATAAACGGGGTTCTTCACAAGCAAACTCACTGACCTGATCTCCCAATGCTTGATGCCGTGCTCGTCCTCAATGCGTGCCTCGCGCAACATTGCGGCAATGTCCTTCCACTGCACGCCATCAGCTGCCATCTCAAACGCACGCCGCAAATGCTTTGCGACCTTGTGATCAACGCGCAAGATTCGATCTTCGCCCCGCGTGTACCCAAGCGGCACAAATCGACTGACGTGAATGCCACGCTCGACCGCTGCCTGTTGCGAGTTCCGCCACGTGTCTTTGATGCGATCAAGCTCAAACTCAGCGAACACGAGCATCATGCGCTGCATCATCTTTCCAGCGGGCCCGCGTGAGTCGAGTTGCTCACTGACGCTGATGAACTCTGCCCCGGCAGCATCGAGGCGCTTGAACAGCTCTAACGCCCCAAGTAGTGACCGGACAAACCTGTCCATTTTCGCCACGATGATTCCTTCGCTCAACCCGGTTTCGCAACGGCTCATTGCAAGATCCAATCCGGGGCGCGTGGTCTTGCCACCACTGATGTCCAAGTCCGTGTGCCATGCCGTGATCGTTACGCCCGCAAGGGTTGCGTAGGCTTGGATAGCCTTGCGTTGCTGATCGGGACTGATGAAAGAATCCCCGCCTCTGCCCCTGGTCGAAGAGACGCGGATGTAACCGTCGAAGGCCATCCGTTGACCACAGTAACTTGTTCTGTACATACGGGGGGTTGTGACTACATGGTGCTTGATGGACAGAACACGGTTCTAGACGCTGACCTGCTTGAGGTATTGAAGCTCAGGCTCGCCCAGTTGGAGCTGCTGCCTGGGTCAATCAGTGGCAAAGACTTTGAGCGTGCCAGTGCCGGTGTCGAGCGCGGCATTCCAGTGGACATGTCCGGTCGGGCTAAGGGTGACGTGAGCGTGTTCGTGTTCCGTAAACGCATCGAGCACGCCCGCAGCACTCGCGCCCGCCTTGAAGTCCTCAGAGACATTGAGGCCGCAATCACTGACGTCACGGTCAGTAAGCGTCGTGGCAGGCCCGAGTACGACTTGAGCGTTCAGGAGGGCCGTCGTAACGCTGGGCGTCTTGCGGTCGAGCATGGTGTCAGGTACGCCTGCCAATCCCTTCGGGTGCCTCGCTCAACGATGTACAGGTACAAGGCCGAGTACGAGCGGAGCGTGGCGTGAAGCTCGCCCTGCTGCTTGCAGTCGTGTTCGCGTTGACTGGTTCAGCTGACGCTCAGGCTCGTTCGGGGTTTGCGCCCGAGACAAGACTGGAGTTCAAGGTCAGGACAGCACCGATCAGTTGGCGTTGGGCACCAATCCTCGACGAGTACACGGGCTGCTCGTACAACATCTCGTACGTCAATCAACTGTGGCCGCACGCACCTCACGGCACCCGCAGGCACGTCGCACTACAAGCAGCAGTTCAGGCACACATTCCACTCAGGTTGCTCTTAGGTATTTGGGGTGCTGAATCATCGTTTGGCAGGGCTGCTTCACACTTCGGGCTCACGGGCTGGTTCCCCGGCAGGGGCACATCAGGGTCTTTCAATCGTGACGCCGTGCTCGCAGCAGGCTTACTTGACCGCCTGTACAGGTCACGGTGGGGACGCAGGGCACTGTGATTGACCCCGGCAGCAAGTGGATCAGGATGAGCGATGACTTGCAGTTCATTGACGAGATCATCACCGTCACGGCAGTGACCACTGCCCGCACAAATCAGGACATGGTGTTCGTGCAGTACGCGATCAACGAACAACAAGCAGGAACGTTCACTGGCAAGGAAACCGCGTGGCGCAGGTCATTCCGTCCGGCACGCAGCCTATAACTGTCTCACTCAGTTTACGTTGGCGCAACTGCGCCAGCAGACTGAGTTTCTTCGTTCTCGGGGAGGGCTTGTGACAACCACAATGGCCCGCCGTGAGCGGCTACGCCTCCAGCGCCAACAAACCACGATGTGTACGGGTTGGCCGAGCTGGTGTTGCTGCCCGAAGCACCCCAGCCTGTACGAGAGGTATGAGCGAGCCCTTGTCCTCAATGACGAGTACGCCGCCCGACTCTTGCAGGCAGAGATCGAAGAGCAGCACGCGACACTCCCTCGGGGCAGTGGTGCGCAGCGCGTATGAAGCGTGCTTGGAGAGCCTAACTCAGGGCAAGCTCCCAGCTGCCATCCCAACCACAGTGGATGGCCAACCCACAGTTTTCGCTGTTGCGCACACCCTTCGCAAAGGGTCAAGCCTCACAAGTCACTCTTACAGCACTAGCACCGGGCAACGACTTGCAGCCGCTGTTGTTGCCATCGCTGAGGCCCGCGACCTAGCAATCAAGCGCGGCCACAGTCTTACGTCCTAAATCAGTTTCCTCGCCTCCTGGTCGGTTGCTCGAGGAAAGCGGCCAGCGTCGCACCCTTTCCCCTGCTCGCGCTGGTCGCAGCACTCTTACTTGGAGGTCACACCTTGCGCTCTGAACAGTACGACCTTGAGGTGTATGAGCAGGAAAGCCTGAACGTGGCGCTCACCCTGTACACGGACGATGCTGCCACAACACTTTGGAACCTCACGGGGTACACGGCGTCACTGAGGATCATGGATTCCACTAATGGGGATGTCCTGTCAACACTTACTTCAGGGTCGGGTCTGACATTGGGTGGGTCGGCTGGCACGATCACGATTAGTCGCACGCCAGCACAAGTACAAGCACTCAATTTGACTTCCCCAGGCGCGTATGACCTCACGGTCACGTCGGGTGGCGGCACTGCCACGTTGCTTATGTACGGTTCGTTTACTGTGGTGCGTACCTGATGGCCGTCATCAAGGTCACTGGTGGCCGTGTCAGGGTTACGGACACGACACCGAAGGTCATCAAGATCAGCAGTGTTGGCTTGCAAGGCCCATCTGGTACGGTCATCGCCGGGTTCGGCGCGTGGAGTGCAACGAGCTTCCCGATCTACAGCTGCGTCAGCTATCAGGGCAGCAGCTACATCAGCAACGCCGCGACGATCAGCTCGGATGTTCCCGGCTCGTCGAGCAAGTGGACACTCCTCGCCGCTAAGGGCTCAACTGGCGCGACGGGATCTCAGGGCGTGGCCGGAACTGTTGGCATCAACTGGCAAGGCACGTACTCGTCCACTGCGGCATACGCAGTAAACGATGCCGTCCTCAACGGCTCGACGTATTACATCTGCATCTTGAACGTTGCGGCCAGCTCAAGCATTGCCATCACTAACACGACGTATTGGCGACCGCTTGACGCAAGCCTCACTCTCAGTGACACCACGACAACTGGAACGTTTCCTCGGTCGGCTCAAATCAAACTGAACTTCACTACGAGCCTCGGGCCAACGTATGCCTCCCAACCTATTTCAGGCAACAACAAGGGGCTGGTGTTCAGCTCGACGACAATGAGCAGCAATGACCTTGACACCAGTGGCGCTCGCGTCGTTGATGTTCGGTCACTGACATCGCACTTCACAAACAAGGGTTATGCGCTCGGCAACGGTGCTGATGCCAGTCTCGGCGGCACGGGCAACAACAGTATTGGCATTGCGGCTGGTGGCATCACAAGCACCGAGATTGGCACTGGGGCAGTTGCATCAAACAAGATCAACTCCAACATTACGACTGGTTCGGCAAGCCCAGCATCCGGCACTGCGTCCAGTTTGATTGTCAGTGCTGGCAGCACTCAATCAACGGTTGCAGTGTCCTCAACAAACACGGTCACTGACCTGTACTCAGATTTCTTCAGTGTCAGCAAAAGCAGTGACCTTGCCACTGCACCGCGTTTGCTTGCAAGCACGACGGCAAATCTTGTTTCTACAACCCAATACTCTGGCATTGCTCGATGCACCGGCAAGACCACCACGTTCTCGAACCTCAGGGCAGGCTTCACGGCAGTGCCATCCGCGTGGACAGATCTTCGTCTAGCAATCCATGACAGCACTGGCGCAGTCGTTGCCTACACCGCCTCGCTGACTACGGCAACTGGAGCGACATCCGTTGCCCTGCTCACTGGCGCTATCGCATTCAACGCTGCCGGTAGTTCAATCAGCAGCATTACCCTTACAGCGGGCACCACTTATTACCTTGCCATCCACCCAGCGTTCACATCGGGCACGCTCACAATGCGAGGCTTGGCGCTGTCAACATTGTTTACAAACGCAATTACTGGCGCACCCGCGTTGAGTAAGAGCGGCACAGCGTACGCATCAGGAGCGCCTTCCGCATTGGGCTCTAGTTACGTGGCGTTCATTCCGTGGATTGAAGCGTACTAGTGCAGCGCAGCCTGAACATCAACCCTGTCACGGGTGAGCACTGGCTGGAACTACACACGGACAACAACGAACTCGCTGCCCGAGTCAGGTGGACACCCACCACACCGGAAGCAACAAGCACAGAGTTCCTTGTCACACCCGAGCATCAAGCACAAGGCTTGGGGAAACAACTCATCATTGAACTGCTTTCAACCCTCAAGGACGCGGGGTGCACGACGGCACGCCTCGTCAACGTGCAAGCCAGCAGCCCGTTCATCAAGTACGGCTGCACGATTGACAACGGTGACGCCATCGTGAACCTAGACGGCCCGACACTCCCAGACCTGCAGGCAAGTGCGAACCCTCTGCCTTAGCTGCGGGACACTGATCCCGGCGGGACGAAGCCGCTGCCAACCCTGCAAGACAAACAAAGCACGACCATACGAACAAGCCAGGGCACAGCAAGCGCACAGAACCAACAGGCCCTACGCCACGGCGGGTTGGCGGCAAGCAAGAAAGATCGCGCTCGATCGTGCCGGTCACGCGTGCGTTGAGTGCGGAACCAGCACGGACCTTGTCGTGCATCACATCGTGAGCGTCACAAACGGTGGCAGCTTGACCGATCAAACAAACCTAATGGTTGTCTGTCGCGTGCATCATCAACGTCTTGAGGCGCAGCACAAAGGCGAGCAGGGTTACTGAGCTTGGCTCTTGGCCGCAAATATTTTCGCCGCGATTTTTTCTGAACGGCGGTTGAGGAC